ATTCTTAAATCTTGCAGTTATTGAGGCAATTTCTGCTACCGATGCTGAAATTGCAACTAAAGACAAAGGTATTGTTATGCCAATGATTCAGATTGTTAAAGCAGGTGATACATTAGATATTACTGACTATGTAGAAGGATCAGTTGTTGTAAATTCTCTTTCTGCCAAAGGTTCTATGGGAAAAGAAGAATATAAATTAGGTGTTGGTGATGCTACTGCTACAACATTCTCAATTAAACATACAGATGCAGTTACAGAACCGTCAGAATCTGCTAAACCAGCAAGTGATATTTTAACACCACCAACCGCAAAAGATGAAGCTCAGTATATCGTTAAATTTAAGAAAACAATTCATAGTGGTGCAAAAATTACTAACTCTGGTAATAAATTCCCGAAAGCTCATGAATTATTCTTCAAAGCGTTAGTAGTTGATAAATGTGATACAGAAACTTTAAAGGCTGCTATTATTCATATTCCATCATTCATGCCAAGTCCAGAATTTACTCTTGCTCTTCAGGGCGGTGATTCTCAGACAATGGATTATAAAGGTGCTATGATGTTAAATGCTTGCTCTACTGATTCTGAGTTATTCTCTATTTATTACATTGACGAAGAAGAAGATGACATTTAATTAAAATAATTTAAGGGCAGTTACTACTGCCCTTTTTATTAAGGAGAAAATATGTCAAAAAAAGATTTAAGAACTTGTTGTATTTGCGGTAAGAAATACAGCTTTTGTCCAGTTTGTAATGCAGAAGACAGAAATAAGAAATCTTGGTATTTTACATTTTGTAGTGAAAATTGCCATGATATTTATGAGATAACTTCAGCATTTGAAGATAAAAGGATTTCAGATATCGAAGCAAAAAATAAATTAACCAAACTTGATTTATCTAAAAAGAACAATTTTAGTGACAGTTATAAAAAATCTATTACTTCAATTATGAACGCAAAAGTACAAACTAAAAAGACAATAAGTAAAAAAGAGAATTCAGGCAATGTGTCTGTTAATAAGGAGATTATTGCAAAAGCTGAAAAAGAGGCAAAAAGTAATGTTGAATAGTGATTTTAAAGAATTTTAATAGGGAACATAATTACTATTCATTTAGTTTTTGTGTTCCCTATTTTTTACGCTATGAAGACATAAGAAGGAATAAAAGGAAAATATGGTAAAAACAAATTTAAAGAAAGTAAGAGATTATTTACCTCATGAAGTTGTTAGGATTGTTAATCCAAAGCAATATTTATTATATATTAAAAATCAGGTTTATCCAATAGATATGTATACCAGTTTGGATGAAAAAACAAATAATACAATTCTTGCAATGGTATTTCTTAAAAAGGATACAAATGAAGTATATAAAAAATGGTGTAATTATGACCTATCATGAACAAATCATTACCAATGAAAAATTTAAAAATGTATCAATTAGCACTCCAATTCAGCCAGAAATAGAATTAGATGGTGGTTTTGCTTATTGTGCAAGATGTTATAAAGAATTGGATTGTTATACTACTCCATGTCCTAAATGCAATCAAATTCAAGATTGGTCATGGATGAAACGTAAAGGAGGAAAAGTTTATGAAGATTAATTGGAAAGTTCGTTTTAACAAAAAGAATATTTTATTCATTGCACAAGTTGCTATTTCTATTGTAATTCCTATTCTTACATATTTCGGATTACAAACATCTGATTTAACAACTTGGGGAAAAGTATGGGAAACTTTTATTGCTGCAATTAGTAATCCATATGTTGTTGTAATGGCATTAATGTCTCTTTTCAATGCAATTACAGACCCTACTACTAAAGGTTTTGGTGATTCTAATAAAGCATTAACATACGAGAAACCAAAGGAGGATTAATTTATGTCAGTAATGTGTGCATGGGCTTCCTCTGATGAGCGTGGAAAATTAAAGGGTGGAAATCCTGGTGATCAAACTGGTAAAGAAGTAAGGTGCGGAAATATTTATAATTTTGGACAGACACGAGTATATCGTTGTACTGATAGATCAAAAGCTGTTAAAATTGGTGCCGCTGCGAAAGCAATTGCTTTAAATAACTATTTTGGGTATTGTCAAACACATCGTAGTTCTGGATATATTGCTTTAAAAAATACAGGTTGGATAGTTGCAAATGTAAAAACAAAATGCGAGATTGATTGTTCTGAGTTAGCTGCGTGTTCGGTAAATGTGGCTTTTAGTAAAGCTATGTTATCTTCATCTGTATATTCTGGCAATATTGGAAAGGCATTAATTGCAACTGGTTATTTTAAAGAATTAACTGCATCTAAGTATCTTGGAAAATCCGAATATATTAAATGTGGGGATATTATTGTTGCACCTGGCAAACATGTAATTGTTGCCTATACGGATGGTTCTAAAACATCACAGAATACAATTTCTACAACCATTCAAGGTATTGTTTCTGGTAATTCATTAATTAAACGTGGTCAACAGGAAGCAATTAAATTTACCGGTGTAAATATTGCAACAGATGGAAAAGTCGGAAATGAAACCAAAGCTATGAAATCAAGAGTATTACAACACGCAATGAATTTGGATTATAGAGCAGGTCTTGTAGAAGATGGGAAATTTGGTTCAGCATCAAAAAATGCATTAGATTCTCACTACGTTAAAAAAGGTGAAAAACAATATATGGTTACGGCTGCTGAAATATTAATGTATCTAAATGGTTATAACCCAAATGGCGTTGAATATCCTGGCACATATGGCAATGGATTGGTTAATGCTTCAAAGCAAAAGCTCGGTGGTGATGGAACTAAAATATCAGCATCTAATTTCCTTCAATTGTTATAGGAAGGAAATGGTAAATATAAATGGAAGCTATTGAAAAATTAACACAGCTTAATTATATATTAATATTTTTAGGTTTTTTTGCAATTTTATTTGGAATAAAAGAAATTATCGAAATTTGTTTATATTTCAAAAAGAGATTTCGTATTAAGTTTGGGCGTGAAGAAGACAAAGAAACTATCGAAGATAGAATTTCACTTCTTGAAAAACATGATAATTGGCAATATAAAGAGATTACTAAAATGTCTAAAGGTATTGAAAATATTGAATCCGAATTATTGGATAATAATTTAGAGAGAAAAAGAAAGTATATTTTAGATTTCTGCTCTTCTTTATCTAATGGTCAAAAGCAAAATCGAGAAGCTTTTAATAATGTATTTAAAACATATAAGAACTATGAAAAACTTTTAAGTGAACATAATATGGAAAACGGACAAGCTGAAGAAAGTATGAAATTTATTTCTGAAAAATATCATGAGTGTTTAAAAAATGGCGAATTTTAATTTTTGCTTTAAAAGTATACAAATTAATATTATATCATAAATATTTTTCAACATGTTAAAAAATATTTGAAGTAAAATATTACCATAATATAAAATAAATATTTGAGAACACTAACAAGAAAAAGGTGTTCAAGCATGAAAAATAAAGTATGGTATTATAGAAATAAGCGAAATCTAACGCTTCAGCAATTGTCAAGATTAACTGGAATATCTGTTGGCGAATTAAATAATATAGAAAATGACGTTTCTAAAGATATTATGTTATCAAATGCTATAAAATTATCTAAAGTTCTTCATGTAGATTTATATGATTTATTTTGTATTAAATAATTTATAGGGGAGGTAGGTTATGGGCGAAACTATCTTTTACAAAGTAGTTTGTATCAATGACAACGATGTATTTGAATATCGCATTGAAGAAGATACAAATAAAAGTACGTTAGATGAAGTAAACGATTTTGTAAAACAAAATATCGACAAATATCCTAATTGTAAATGGCTATTATTGCCATGTTATTGTTAAAACTGAATAAGGAATAAAACTATAAAAGAGCGGTTTCTTCGGAAGCTGCTCTTTTTATATTGGAGGAATAATGGGAAATATTTTAAAACTTACTTCTCCTCTCCCACCTTCGGTCAATCATTACACTTCGGTCAGAACTATAATGAAAAATGGTAGACCTATGGCTATGGTATATGAAACGAAGGAAGCAAAAGATTATAAAAAGAAATTTAAGAAAATAATTGAAGAACAAGTTAAATTACAAAGTTGGGATTTAGAAGTAAACAGTACACAGCATTTTAATATAGATGCTGTTTTTTATTTTGACAGGATTGATAAGGATTGTGCGAATTACGAAAAGTGTTTAGATGACACTATTACAGAAACACAATTAATTTGGAAAGATGACAATGTGGCTTTATTTAGACCACAGAGAATCTATTATGATTCAGACAACCCAAGAATTGAATTGACCATCTATCCCGTTGACTACATTGGAGTTTTTGACAATGCTTCACAGTTTGACGAATTTAAGTCTCACTGCATCGGATGTAAAAGATACAAACGAAATTGTAGTCTTCTAAAGAAAGCTATAGAAGGTCGAATTCAAAAAGAAATACATAATGGAGAATGTGAAAAATTCTCGCCAATAAATGATTAAAGGAGAAAAAAGGAATATGAAACTTTTAGAGTTTGTAGAAAAGTATAATCACACAGCAAATAGTTCGTTAAAGGAACAGTTATTAAGTAAAATCAAAATTACGCCTTATGTATCAATCATTAAGAAAGATGCTTATGCACAGTTGATTGTAAATAAGACAATGTTTGAGCAGGAAGCTTATGATGATAATGGAGTAACCAAGTATCGTAAAACAGATAAGATTAGAGTAAATTCTGTTGCTCAGTATGTACAGTTTTGTCGTGCAGTGATTGAATTATATACCGACCTTGAGATTGACGAGGATGATAAAGGATTCATCAAGGGATATGATGCACTTAAATCATCTGGTTTACTTGATATTTTAATGGTTGGTTCTGATAAAGCCAATCCACTTATCCCTATGAGCGAATTAAGTGAGTTCAAGACAATTTTAACAATGAAACAGTCAGATACCCAGTTTAATGAGACAACTACTCAGGCATTTATTAGTAAATAGATTGAAAGGATTTCTGATTTAGCAAATGCTACTCTCACACCACTTGTTGAAGTTGTGAATAAGAAACTTGATAGTTTATCCAATGATGAGTTGAGAAAGATTCTTGATGATTATAAACTTAGCAGTATCGCAAATTTTAAAGAGGTGTAAGGTATGGTATCAAACAAGCTATTTTATATAGAAGAATGTTGGTTTAATCTTCCAGATGATTTCAACGGAACTTGTGGAGAAGCTTTAATGCTTTTAGCAAAATATAGATTAGAACAGGAAAACAAAAATAAAATTGGATCAGAGAGTGAACTTTTGAAAAAGGATGACGGATCAGAAGATTTATATACTACTCTTGTTTCTAAGGATGATAGAAAAGCTACGTTGGCTCATGCGTTTTTAAAGTTAGATGAAGAAACAAATACATATATAAATGTATAGGAAATTCAAATTTCCTTGGAGGATTTATATGATAAGTGGAATATTATACGGACTTCTATGTGGATGGATTCTTACATTATTCAATGTAGATAATATCTGTATAGAAGTTTTACAACCGATTGTTCCTTTTGTATTAACTACGGCTCATTATTATTTTGTGTTTGGAGTTGTAGGGTTAATATACGGAATTATACATAATGATTAAATATTAGGCTCTATACGTGTCAAAGCGTATAGGGCTTTTCTTATGTGGAGTGGTTATACTGCTCTCCTATTTTAGTGTAAAAATAGTGAAATTATAGTGAATTTTTTGGAGGTGATGAAATGGCAAAGATAAGCCCAGAGTTGAAGAAACAACTACATGCTATTGCACAAAAACAAGCTGAAAAGATAGCAAAAGAATTTGAAGATAAAATGACTGAACATTATAGAAGTGTTCTTGATTGGTATTATGGAGAGCCATATCAGACGAATCCTCCACACTATGATAGAACGGGCAATTTAAGAAATTCATATAGAACTTTTATGTTTATTTCGTCTGAACAAGTGTCTAGTAGTTTTCTAATTTCAGGAGATGATATGAATGACTATGGTAGAAAATCAAAAATTTCTGGCGAAGATTATTTAAGCAAATTCTTTTTTAATCCATCAGGAACTTGGCATGGTGGTGATTGGCATGGTGGATATGGTGTGCCAGCTAATTTCAATGCATATAACGAAATGGTTAATTTTTATCATAACACAGTAAAAGACTTTAGAAAGAAATATGAAATATAGGAAGGAGAAATTAAATGGTTGAAGAATTAAAACTTGCCATAAAAATTGATGATGCAACTATTGAGCAATCACTATTGAAACAGTTTGCTAATGCACAAAAAATGGCTAACAAGGTTGTTCTCGATTTTAAAAATGTAAACTTCGATGATAAACAGATAGAAGCCAAATTTAAGGAAATGCAGAAGAAGGCAGGTCAGAATCCGATTGATTTTAGCATTAGTGGTAATACACTTGATATGCTTGGTCAGATTGATAAAAGACTTACTGAGATATTCAGTATTGGAAAAGGAAAATCATTTATTGACTCCTCTTCTACTGTTGCTGATATTGACAAAATAGAGAATAAAATAAATGAGCTGAATAAAAAAATCAACACATCATTTGATACAAAAAATAAAACAGAAGCATATAACCAATTAAAGAAATATGCAGATGCTTTTAAGGATTATTATAATAATGAAGAAGCAATGGCTTCAGAATCTGGTACAAAAGCCGCTTATGCATATTATAAAGCTTATGAAGAAGCTTTAAAAAAAGAAGTCGCTCAAAGTAAATTAGAAAAAGTTACTGTTGATTTTGATATTAATGATAAATTTTTTGATAAAAATAGAATTGTTTCTGATAGAATTAAAGAATATGCAAATTATAAAAAATATGGTAGTGATAATGATTTACTAGAAGAAATTTCTTCTCTTAAAAATAAATTGTTTGATTTTAATTCCGCATATTCTCAAGTGAAAGAAAAATTAGGACAAGCCGCAATTACACCTGAGATAATAAAGAGTGTAGAACGTTATGTTGAATTGTTAGATAAAGCTCGTTTTTTAGAGCAATTGAACGATCCTGATGATAATGATACTATTAAATCACATAGAGCTATGGCACAAGTTAGTCTTGATGATGCTCTTTTTAATGCTCAAGAACAGAGTTATAAGTATACTAAATCATTAAGACAACAAGAAGAACAACTTACTTCCACTGTTGAAGCTGAACAGAAATTAGCAGAAGTTCAAAAGGAAACAACTTCTAATTCTGTTACTTCTGATAATTCTCAAATTGAAGAGTTAAAATCTGATATTCAAGAGGTAAAAACCGAACTTGGTGATGTAAAAGATAGAATTTCTTCTATTGAATCGAATGGTTTTGAAAATGTACGAGATGATGTTGAAAAGACAAAGGAATCTGTAAAAGAACTTAACAGCGAACTTGCAGAAATGAAATCTAACCTCTCTTCTACTCCACAAGAATCGAATATTTCATCTGGAAGGAAAGACGCATTTCATGACCAAGATGTTTCTGCATCTGTAGAGTCTGCTACAAATTCCATCAAAGAAGAGAATAATGTATTAGAGCAGAATACTAAAAAGGTCAAGGAAAATACACAGGCTAAAGAACAGAATGCCAATGTTAACCTTAATGGATATGATAAGCGATTAGATTCATATCAAGGTAAAATTAATAAATATGATACAACTATTAAAAGGTTTGAAGATGGCGGTTGGTCAAGTGATACATATTTAAAAAATGTACAAGCTGTTCGTGATGCTGTTAAACAGTATGCAACTCTTCTTGACCATATAAAGACTAATCAAAATGGTATCGCTAGTGATGAGGATATTCAGAACTTAGATAAGTATGAAAAGAAAATCAAAGATACTATCGCTACTGTAACTAATATGTCGGCTTCTGAAAAGGGATATAACTTTGTTTCTGGTCAGAAAGAATTAGACAAGATTCATAAGCTTCTCAATGAAAATAGCAAAATGTCTTCTGAAGCAAAAGCTAAAATTAAGGCTTATTATAAGGAAATTGAAAGTGGTAATCCTAGTATGAGTCTTGATAAGATTCATGGCGAGATTATGAAGATTTACAATGCTGAAGTTGAAGCTGGTCGAGCTGGTAAAAGTTTTATTGACACGCTGAAAAATAGTGGATTCCATCAGTTTGCTGCTCAAATGGCAGGAATGTTCAGTTTTTATGATATTATTAATGGAGTAAAACAGGTCGCTTCTACTGTAATTGATTTAAATACGCAAATTACAGATTTAGCAAAAGTTTCAGAAGCAACATCTTCACAGATATATGACGATTTTAGCAGTTATGCAGATATCGCAAAAGATATTGGTGGAACTATTTCTGATACTATTTCAGCAACTGCGGATTTGTCGAGAAATGGTTATAATATTCCAGACTCGAAAGAATTAGCAAGAGTCGCTTTATTGTATAAAAATGTTGGTGATGGTATTGATATTGATGCAGCGAATGAGTCATTAATTTCTACATTACGTGGTTTCAAAATGGAAGCAGATGAAGCTGAAAAAATAATTGACGTTTTCAACAATGTATCGAACAACGAGCCAATTGACTCTGGTGGAATTGGTGAAGCCCTTCAAAGATCAGCAGCTTCATTTAATGCAGCAAATACCTCACTTCAGGAAAGTGTAGCCTTAATTAGTACAACCAACTCTGTAATTCAGAACCCAGAAAAGGTTGGAAATATGTGGAAGGTTGTTAGTATGCGTATCCGTTCGGCAACATCAGAGTTAGAACAGGCTGGTGAGGATACTGATGGTCTTGTAACATCTACTGCTGATTTGCAGAAAATGATTAAAGCAATGACAGGATATGACATACTCGAATCAGATGGGAAAACATTTAAGAGTATATATGATATCGTATTAAATATCTCAAAAGTCTGGAATAATCTTTCCGATTTAGATCAGAGTTCTTTGCTTCAGGCATTAGCTGGAAAACAGCAAAGTAACGCTTTAGCAGCCGCCTTGAGTAATCCTGAGCTGCTTGAAAAATCATATCAAGAAGCTATGGATTCTGCTGGTTCAGCCGCAGAGGAAGAAAAAAAATACCAACAAAGCGTACAATATTCAATTGATCAAACAAAGGCAAAATTAGAAGAATTATCTGCCGATCTTTTGTCGTCAGATTTCCTCAAGGGTGCAATAGATACTGGAAGTAAATTAATTGAAGTTTTAGATGGGATTGTAAAAAGTGGTAATGCAATACCTACTTTATTAACTGCTATCGGAGCAGCTCTTAGTTTTAAAAATGTCGGTGAATGGAATTATATTAGCAAGTTTCATTCCAATAATATCATTTGTTTTATTGTTTGAATGTGCCGACTGTACAGTTTAACCTATATGGGCAAAGCATACAAGGATTCTGTACTTATTATGAGATACATAATAATAAATAAAATACATACTCATTTGTATGTAGGTCGATATGGTCTGAATAGACTCATGGGAAATAATACCATGACGGGGAATCTTGTGCCATATATCTTATGATATATCTAAATGAGATCCGCAGGGAAGCCTCTCTTCTGCTCATTTGTGGAATGATGAACCCTCACTGTAATGAAATGGCTACAGTCGATTAGCTGAAACGCTGTCGAAAGAATATACATTCGATGCTATGCCGATGTGCAACGGTATATTATTTAGTGGAAACTTATCTTCTGCTTTTGCACAGTTTGACCTCTCAGTTCCTAGAGGTAGATAAGATGGAACAAAACCAAGAAATCTCGATTTCAAATTGAAAAATAAAAATGACACCACTCTATTTTGAGCAATGCCATTTTGTAGGGAATATATCTTGCTTGATATAAATATATCATAGCACATATTCTGTTATTTGCAAATACATTTTCTGTTTCAAACAGAGAATAATAAAATAGAGAGCAGAACACTCTACTCTCTTATATATGAAAATGATATAATATTCCCTCACTAGACTCACTACATAATTTTAAGAACAATCGTAAATATTGTGATGGCAATCACAAATTTAGTCATACTATTGAAATCAACAGTAAATTTCATAAAATCCCTCCTAACATATATATCAGAAGAGGAGAAACTTTGTTCTTAAGCCTCAGTAAAGACAGCCGTGTAGATATTGCCTAGTTCCCTTGATCGTGTTGTTTTCAACACATCCACCTCAACGAATATTGTATCAAATTACCATAATTTTACAATCCAAAACATATGTTTTGTCGATTTATGTAATACGAAAAATCTTCAAATTTTTTCAAAAATCTTTACAAAAAATTTCATCTGTGTTATCTTCAAATTAGTAAAAATTTTCATTTTTTGAAGGAGGTAACACGATGAAAAATTCTAGCAAAGAACGCACTTTACAATGGATAAATAATCAAAACAAGAAGGGTAATATATCATTTGAACACCGCCTACAGCGTCCGACTGGACAGTGGAATACACGCATGAAGAGTCTATTGATTCATAGTTTATTAAGTGGTATTCCAGTTAATCCAATTTATGTTGTTGAGGAAGAAAATGTAATTTATCCATTAGACGGTTCTCAAAGAACATCAACCTGCATTGATTATATTAATGATGTATTTTCATTAAGCAAAGATACTCCAAATGTATTCATATCCGTAAAAGAAAATGGAGAACAAGTCATTAAGGAATATGAAATTGCAGGAAAGAAATTCAAAAAACTTGATGATGAAGTAAAAGAAACCCTTCTCGCTTGTACCTTAGAATTTTGCACATTATCTGATTATACAGATGAAGAAGTAAAAATCATGTTTGCTCGTCAGAATTCAGGAAAACCTCTGAATGGTAAATTGCTTCGTGTAGTACATGAGTCGGATAAGTTTAGTGAAGTAGTCTACTCTCTCGCTAATCATCCATTTATGGATAAAATTATGTCAAAAACACAGCGCAAGAATGGAACAGACAGAGATACAATTATCCAAGCTATGATGCTTATTTCTTCTACCCAGGAACAGGAATTTACATCTTTTAGAACAAAAGATATTGATTCTTATGTAACTGATTATGCAGATCAGTATATTGATAGAGCTGACACATTAAAAGAAGCTATGGATAGATTTAATGAATCGTTTGATGGTGAAGTAAAAATTCCATCTACAAGTATCCCACAAATTTTATATGCTGGCTACAGAATAATAAAAGACAAAAAATCATTTTCGAGACTCGCAGAAAAAGTCTCTGAATTTATTATAACATATGATTCCAATGAAGAATATAAACAGTTTGTCCAATCTGGAACTGGCAGTAGAGAGAATGTTAAAGGACGTTTCGATTATTGGCGTGGAATTGTAAAAACATTGCAGTAAAATGTTTTGAAGAGTAGTCGATTGGCTACTCTTCTTTTATGTTGATATATAGTAAATTCTGTCATATAATTATGTGTAACAAATTCTAAAATGGAGGAATATTATGACAGAAGAAGAAAACAGAAAAATATCTTCTCTTATTGGTTCATTAAAAGGTACTGTTATTGATAATGTAAGAAGTGAAGACTGGGATTTATTTTTCTCATGGTGTCGTAAATTAGCATTGGATACCAGAAAGGATAAGAAAGAGAAATCTTTGTTATCCAAAATTAGATTAGAAAAGGATGTAGAAAAACGAAAAGAATTAATTGAAGAGAAAAAGAAATTTTTGCCTTCAAATTATCCAACAAATATTGAAATAGGCGATATTGTTTATATAAATTTTGGCTATGGATATTGCAGTGAATTATCTGATGGTCATTACGGAATAATTATATCAGGAATGAAAGCGAATATGTACTTTATTATCCCATGTTCAAGTGAACCATTGAGGATTATGGAGTTTCCAATTAAATTAGGAGTTCCTAATAAAGAACGAAATCCTGAGAAAATATCATATCTTAGGTTTGACCAAATGAGAATGATTCATTATCGTAGAATAGAAAAGGTTTCTTATCCGAAAACGTACAATGTTGGGGAATATAACATATTGAGAATTTACAAGAAAATCAATGAATTCTTTAATTTTAGTATTGACAACTTCCCTATAGAGTGATACATTTATCTTGCAAAAGAAATACTCAATACGGACGAATTGCATACGTGCAACTGAGTCTATTATAATGAACAGATCAATTAGGTAGCCATGCACATATGCATGGCTATTCTACTATCTTAAGGACTGCCTATATTATGGGGCGGTCTTTTTTCATTAGATAACAATGAAAAACAAAGAGTAGCAATTTCTTACTGCTCTTCTTTCCTATCTACTTGGACGGAATAACCTAAATTATTATAAAAGGAGAAAAAGATTATGATAAATAATGAAATATGGGAAAATATTAGACATAACAATATGAAACGTGATGGGGTGAATAACCCTGTTAAAGTTGACAATTTTGTTTATGAAATTTATTCATCAATGAAAGAACGAGATTTTTCAATCATTGAATCTGATGAAATTGTAAAATCTCTGTCTGGTCTAATTGAAAACGATAAAAAGTTAATATTAAGAGAACCACTAAAAACAGTGGATAAATATAACCAAGAGGGCTAATTGCCCTCTTCTATTTAGTAATCATTTAATTCATTTTCAAAATGACGCAATGCTTCATTATAAAAGCTTTTATAATAATAAGCATATTGTTTGCTATAATCTCTGAATGATGTTGCGATATTGGTTGAATTTACATTTATTGGGATTTGTTCTTTTTGAATCTCTCCAATACTTGCCTGAGTGAGTATTGTTGCAACGTTGTGTGCAGCTAATTTTGAATCAAATTCTGTATTATCCATAGTAAAATTCCTCCCTTGTACATTATCTTGATAGGAATATTTTACCATTGAATACTGAATGAGGATAGTCGGAACGTTAGTTCTCTTCTATTCATTATCATACATAAGTGACTGAACTTTGAAAGAGAGAATATATAAATATGAGGACAACATAATGTTATCCTCACACTATTGTGCACCGTGTTACACTAAACACTCAAATTTTCTAGCAGAAGTTAAAATAATTATGTAAAATTATTTGCGTTTAATTTTGAACCAGAGATGTTTGCCGGCATGTAGTTCAAAATACTTTACGTTACTCACATAGTTACAAACCAATAAGATTACAACTACTACAAGTAATGTAAACGCAAAGGCAATTGCGATCGTGGAAACACACGAAAGCAACGTAGTAAAAGTCTGCTCCATATCTCACCTCCCTTCTGATTATTGAGTGATCGTCTTGGGAAGTTATATGGGACAGAACGTCCAGAATTGTATAAACTTCTGATGTGAATACACCTTCGCTTTCTATGGTTCTAAGCCATTTGGTGTATAGTTAATGAGTTGCATCTGTATATATACAGTTCTTATTCAGTGTAACACGAAATTTGAAAATATTGTAGTCTGAACGTATGTTTTCACACATAGAAAAAGACCTGTTTTATATATTGCAGGTCTTTATATATATAAATTAAAAAAAGAAAGGAAATAAATTATGAAAAAAATTATTTACACATTAAAACAGTTATTGCCATTAACTTATTATTCAAAGTATAGAGTCCAAAATAGAGTAAAAGAACTCGCAATCTGGACTCAGTGGTTTGGTAAGCCGTTCAATATCAAGCGATACGCATTAACTGATTAATGGAATTTTGTTCCATTACAGCTTGGGCAAGGTGGCATTGTATCGGTGTCATCATCTAATACAACCACCTGTCCACAGTTGAAGGTCTTGTTAATTTTCTTGCTAAATATACCAAATGCAGCTATCGAAACTCCACGCTCTATACCACCCATCTTGCGGATGTTTGTTAATCCACAGGTCGGACATTTAGGGACTCTACTCTGTTATTTTGATTTGGAAATTACATATTCTTCAATAAAAATAATATCATTCTCCCAATCTTCTATTGCGGTTGAAAAGTCTTTATTATATTGCTCGTTCCGCAAGAATATTAATCCTTGTAGATGCTTTATAATTTCATATCCTCTCATGATTTTATTATCAATAACATATTTAAGAATTTTATGTCTTTGTATCTCGTTTAATCCATGAATTCCAACTTTATACCCATATAAAGCCAATTTAGAAAATTCTTGGAAACCATCAGTTATCATGGGAACAGAACCATCATTACACATATTGAGAATAATTTTAGGGAAGAAATTTCTTTTGTGCCAGTATTTAATCTGAGTCTCAGAGATATAATATTTTTCTGTTATTTTATTATACGCAACCAAAATAGTACTTGTTCTATTTGTGTGAAGATCCTTAATTGTAATCTCATAATCTATCGTCTGAAAAGGGTTTAATTGTAAGAAACCTTTGAATACATATAATTCTACGATACTATTATCAGATAAAGTAGTTATGACTTTATTTGAGCCATGTCGTTCATCTTCATACAAGTTATAATTTGATATCTTGGTAGCCGTATTTGTTTTATTGCTACTTTCTGTTTGGTAATAGAAGGTATTATTTTTAAATACTTCTTTATTATATTTACATTTTAGAGAGTATGGTACACATTTTCTATCAGCAAGAACACACCATCCTTTCTTATTGCAAGGACAGTTCTGTTTTATTTTCTCTTGATTTTGATTGATTTTTGGTATTGGAACTTTCTGCACAGGAATATTTGTATTATATTGTTTCTTATAATTATTTTGCTGATGTTTTTTCTTCTTTTTATGCTTTGATTTAGGTAAAAAATCCATAATATGTTTCCTATTCTTCAGTTTTAGTATATTCCTTTGCAAATAAACCATCATCAACTGCATAAAGCAAGATAGTCCAATTACCATCAGAATCGGCTTGGTAAATATAGTCACCTTTATGTTTATATTTTGTAAATGTACTACTATCATCAGTACAGTTATCATAATTGGTGCAATAATGATATTTCCCATCTTTATTAAACACAAGACCTTCATTAACACTTGAATCTTCGTTTTTTAGGAATAAATCAAATGTTTTACCACTCGGAACATCTGTCTCATAAAATCTTCCGAGCATATTTTTATATTTATAAAGTGTTATTTTAAATGAGTTTCCATTGTTTAACTCTATTTCTGTAATATCACTATTAGTTTCATAAATATTGCCAATTTTATCATCAATTTTGGAATCTCTTAAAATACTGTCATTATATTTTTCATATACAATATGTTCATATAGATTATCTTTATTTAATATATAGCTTTCTTTTTTTACATAATCCATATTTGAAGCATTGAGGTTATCTGAATAAGTTCCATATAAGTCTGTATCAAATGAATTGTCTTTTTCAGTTTTACTACATCCTGATAAACACAATACTACAAGAGAAAATAAAATAAATAATTTCTGTTTTTTCATAAATCGTTCTCCAATCCATTAAAATATATACTCCTCAAACAAGTATACCATATAATAGTACGATATTCAAACAAGACACAGTGAAATCTTGGTTTGCAGGAACGGCATCTTCTGTAAATTCAGAAATTATTACACCATTTTCTAATGCGGAGCAGATTATTTATAAATATAATCAAGCAATCGAACACAATTCATTAACACAACAAGGTTGGCAACGACTTATAGCTCAATGTGACGATGGGTTAGCTTCTTATTTGACAAACATAAAAGGTTCAATAGCTTCAATGTCGGCATATTCTGTATCATTGCAAGGCAATATAACAGGATATACAAAGATAACACAAGCCATGAAACAGTACAACGCTTTAGGTGCGGTTAGTCAAAAAGAACAACAGAATTTTGCAACTGCTGTATCGTTGACAAATGCAAAACTTGGTTCTTACTTAACAGGACTTAATGGTGCGAAAGCAAGTTTAAGTGGTTATGGCGTATCTCTTATTGCTTCAACAGCAAAAACTGTTGGGCTCACTATTGCTACTACTGCCTTAAACGCAGCTTTAACATTTGGTATTTCTGCTATTATCACAGGAGTTGTAAGTGCTTTTGCAACTTGGATAAATAGCTCTAGGGAAATTACAGAAGCCGCAGAAGAAGCAAAAGATAAAATTGCTTCTATCAACGATGATTTAAAGACCAATACAGAAACAGTAGAAAATGCGAAACAGCGTTATGCTGAACTTGCACAAGAAGTTGAAAATCTTGGTAAAGTAAATCAAAGTCGTGGTTCGTTAAGTACAGACGAGTATGAAGAATTCCTTGATTTGAGCAATCAGCTTGCAGATGTATTTCCACAACTTAGTAAGAATTATGACGATAATGGTAACGCTATTTTAAATTTATCTGGCGATGTAGACACTATTGTTGGCTCATTGGACGATTTACTTCAGAAAGAAAAAGACCTTGCAAACCAAAAAATCATTGATGAATTTCCTGATGTTTATAAAGGTTATGTACAAGACTTGGGTGAAGCAGAATCAGAAGTAAAATCTGCAAAATCTGAATTTGACAAAATTAATAATGCATATCAACAGTTACAAAATAGTGGCGGCATGGTTCAGGCTTTTGACAAAGATAGCCTTTTGGGTACTTTTGAGAACGAAGATGGCGAAGAAGCTACAGTTGAATTAGCAAACTATATTCAAGCATTAGAAGATTTAAACATAGCTTATGAGAAAACAAATATTACAAGAAAAAATGCATATGGTGGAGATGAAGTAACTGGATATTTAATCACTGCAACAGGTGATATTGATACTGCATTTACTTCAAAGCTTGAAACAGCAAGAAAAAATCTCCAATATGCAGAGCAACAACTAGAAGGTGAAAAATCTTCTATTGATTCATATTTGAATACATGGTTACAGTCAGAATTTACTTATAATCAAATTGACGATAGTGGTTTACAAACTGCTGTTCAAGATATGATTATGAATTTTGATTTTTCTAGTTTACCAGACAATATTGATAAAAATGATTGGAATGCGGTTAGCGAATATTTAAGACGCAATATTCTATTTGCTATTAATGACGTACAAGACAATCCAGAAATTTCAAAAGCAATATCTGAAGTATTTACGAATCAAGATTTGACACCAGAAGAAAAAGCTAACTACTTACAGCAGATAAAAGATTATTTTGACGACCTTCTTGGTGAAGATAATGCTATTAGTATATCTTTACAACCTCAAATTAAGGATACAGATGCTTTGCAAAAATCTATCAAAAAGACAGCAGATAGGTTTAATGACTCTGATAAGATTAAAGATTTCTTTGATACGGAAGGTATTAACACTGATGAAGAGGTCAATGATTTTAACAAGGTTACAGAAGGAATTAATGATGCTGACAAGGCTATTCAAAAATGGAATGAGCACAAAAAAGCATCAGAAGATTCCTTCGAAATTCCAGACGCAGACACTCTCAAACAACAAATTTCAGACCTTAACTCTGCAATAGACTCAATTCAGTCTGCATACGACACCCTAAATTCTGCCGTAGAGGAATACAATACAAATGGTGGAACATTATCTATCGACACAATTCAGTCACTTCTTTCTCTTAGTGACGACTATCTTGCTTGTTTGCAAGTAGAGAACGGACAGTTATCTCTTAATGCTGACGCAATGGCACAGTTAGCACAAGCAAAACTTGATGATGCACAAGCTACTGCTATTACACAAGCAATGACTGAATTACAAGCTATTGCAAACGGAGAAGCTGCACAGTCAACTACTAATTACATTGCAGGTAACGCTGCTCTTATGAGTAGTCTGGCACAATTAAGTGGTTCTTATGACGGTGTTGCAAAAGCTGCTATGACTGCCGCTCAAGCACAGAAATTGTCTGCTTTAATATCCGATGCAGCAGGAAAAGATAAGACTGCAACTGAAAATGTTATGAAAGGTTTGGATACAAAACTTAAATTAATCCAAACTACAAAAGCTTCTATTAGTGCAGGTAATTTTGGAAAAGTAGCTGGAAAATCATCTTCTAGTTCTAAAGGTTCTGGTTCAGGCAAATCCGCATCAGACACCGCCAAAGAAGAAATTGAAGCATACATGGAGTACCTCGAAAAAGCTCTTGAAGGTGGCAGAATCACATACAGTGATTATGTTCGTGATGTCACTCTCAAATTAGATGATATGTATCATAAAGGTCGTATCACAGCTAAAGAGTATTTTGACTATGTTGAGAAACGTTTAAATCAGCAATTAGAAGTATATAAATCTGTTCTGTCTGCTGTAACCGATTTGTTAGAGGATGAGGCACAGAAATGGCAAGATAAGATTGATGCTTTAAATGACGAAAACGACCTTCTTGAAAAACAGAAAGATGATTACGATTCTATCTTATCGGCAGTAGACCAAGTATATCAGGACGAAATAGACCGACTTAATGAACAGAAAGATTTATTACAAGACAAGATTGATGCAATCAATGATGAGAATGATGCTTTAGAATTGCAACGTAAGAAGCAAGAAGCGTTAATTGCATTAGATAAAGTACGTCAGCAAAGAAATGTAAAAATCTATGCGGAAGGTCGTGGATATTTTTATGATATCGACCAAGATGCTTATAAAGATGCACAGCAGAATCTTCAAGACATTAAGAATGAAGAGGTCATCAAAAAGCTTGAAGACGAACAAGATGCCTTAGATGATAGCATTGAACTTCTTGAAAAATATCGTGACTTATGGAATGATATTGCAGATGCCTATAAGAAGAAAACCAATGAAGCTCTTGCGGTTGCTTTATGGGGCGAAAATTATGAAAAACTAATTCTTCAGAACCGTACTCAGGATATTGAAGCTTTTAAAGACAAATATCTTGAAATCCAGTCTAAGATTGATGATAACAAGTCTCTCATTGATTCTTATCAGGAAAAGGTAGACTACTACAACAAACTGAAGGAACAGTGGAATGAAATCTCATCTGCTTACGAGAAAGAACAGCAACGAATGTATGCTGCTCAGATTCTTGGTGCTAATTGGGAAAAAGATGTCCTTGACGGACGTTTGGATGTATTAAATCAGTTCCGTGACCAATATCTTGAAATTCAGCGTCAGATGACACAAGCTGCTTTAGACGGTGCAAGAGCAAGAAATGATGCTGTTGCATCTGAAGGTAGCGGTTCTGGCGGTAGTTCAGGAGGTGGTGGTTCTGCTCCATCTACTCCTGTTCAAAATCAACAAGCATATCATGTATTGCATCTTGTAGGTGGTTATTCCACAAGCGGAGAAGCATCAAGTAAAATAAGTAGCTTTAATGGTAAAGGAGTCTATAAATATAAAGACGGAAAATGGTATGTTTACAAAGAAGAAGATTATTCAAATCTTAGCTTTGGTAGCAAATCAGAGGCAGATGACTATATCAAGAAGCATTTAAGTCCTGCCGGAAGATTCTTAGTAAAATATTATCATAATGGTCTTGAAAATGGTCTTGTTGATTTTAACAAGAAAGATTCCA